CTCAGATCGAGCAGGATATGATGGCTACTTTTGGGGGCGCTGCGCCGGGAGGCGTTTCCTTGCCTTCTGCAGGCGGCAAGTTGGGTGCGGCTGGTAATGGTGAGCCTGCAAATGTAAAGAATGCAAGAAGGCAGGCAAGCGAAGCCTCGCAGCCAGCCTAAGGAGGAAGCATGATCAACGTGGTTTATGATCGAAATGATCATCTTTTAACAGTGGAAGGACATGCGTACAGTGCAGAACCCGGTCGCGATCTAGTTTGTGCTTCGGCATCCATTCTTGCCTATACTCTTGCCGCCAATGTGGAAAGCCTGCATGCGCTTGGCAGAGTGACCGAACCTAGGATAGAGTTTGCCGATGGCAGAGCGGCGATCGGGTGCAAGGCAGCAGAACAGTATAACGCTGTTGTAACCTTGATTTTTGACTCCCTGTGCGACGGTTTTTCACTACTTGGGGAAAACTACCCCGACTATATTTCATTCACTATCAAGAATGTATAACTCCAAGAGAGTATTACATAGGGATTCGCCGCCCCGAAAGCGGCAGAACATATCGGAGGATTGACTCATGCTATATGCAAAATGGCTGGATCTGCAACTCTTTGCCGGGGAAGGTACCGGTGACGGAGGTGGAGAGGGAGCTGCTTCGGGCGTTACAGCGGATGCCGACGCCGGGCATCAACGTCTTTTGGAATTGGGTGTTCCAAAAGAAAAACTACGCAAACGGGCGTATAACATTCCACAAGCCACGGCAAGCGAGAGGCCTGCGTCTGCCGATGCGAAAGAGGAAGAAAAGCAGGACGCCGCTGCTACCGATACCCCAACGGAAGAAAAAAGCGAAGAACCAAAAGAGAATACCGCAAGACGCCTAAGCTGGGACGAAATCATGCAGGATCCCGAATACAAGGATGAAATGCAGAAGATGATGCGTGCGCGGTTGAAGAGCTCTAAAAATGCGGAGGCGACACTTGCAAAACTGACGCCATCCCTTGAATTGCTGTCGCGAAAGTACGGGCTGGATGAGAAAAAGCTGGACGTGGACGCACTCTGCCAAAAGATCAATGATGACGGTCAGTATTATGAGGAAAAAGCCCTTGCTATGGGTACCTCCATCGATCTGGCGAGACAAATTGACCAAGAAGAACGGCAGAATGCCAGAGAACAGCGGGAACAGGAAAGAACGCTGGAACAGCAGAAGATTGTCAATCACATTCAGAAACTGGAACAGCAAGGAAATGCGCTGAAAACTGTATTTCCTTCCTTTGACCTGCGCAAAGAACTGCAAAATCCCGTGTTTTCAAGGCTTACCTCTCCCTCAGTGGGACTGAGCGTGGAGGATGCTTACCACGCCGTTCACCGCAAAGAGATCCAGGAGACTGCCATGAAGGTGGCTGCTGAGAAAACCGCCGAGAAGCTCTCCAATGCCATCCGATCGGGCAGTATGCGTCCAAACGAAAATGGGAATTCTTCGAAGGCTCCTTCCGTTGTATCATTCGACTATCGAAACGCAACCAAAGCGCAGCGAGAGGAACTGAAAAAACAGATCCGCCAAGCTGCCGCACAAGGCAGAAAACTGTATCCCGGACAGAAGTAGGATCGGTTTTCTCCACAAATAAGGAAGGAGAAAAAATGAAAAACATTATGAAACTCATGATCAATCTGCAGTTGTTTGCAGATGCCGGTACCCTTGTCAACGCTACCGGCAATTACGTAAACGCTTACGACGGTTCCACGCAGGGCTTTGATGCCACTCATACCCTCTCCGGTGAACTGAAAACCTTTTATGACACGGAACTGCTGGAAAATGCCCGCGTGGAAATGTTCTACGCTCAGTTTGCAAAAAAGCAGACACTTCCCGCAAATCACGGCAAGACTGTGGAATGGCGCAAGTGGAACACCTTTGCAAAGGCTACACAGCTGCAGGAAGGTGTGATCCCCTCCGGTCAGAAGTTCGGCATGAGCTCTAAACAGGGCGCCATCAATCAGTACGGTACCTACGCAGCCATTTCCGATGTACTGGAAATGCGCGCCTATGATGATACTATTCTTGGTGCCACTGAGGAGATGGGCGCCTCTGCGGCTGAGACACAGGAGACCCTGATCCGCGACGCACTGCTCACCAACACCAACGTTATGTACTGCGACAACATTACACTCAGCACCGGCGCTGTGGCATCCACTCCCACCGCACCCAATTTGATGGAAGCATCTGCTACCGTCATGAGCGTTCTCACCCCCGACATGGTGGCAAAGGCAGTGACCAAGATGAAGAAAGACCGTGTTCCCACCATCAATGGCAAGTATTACGCCGTAATCCACCCCTCGGTTTCCTACGATCTGCGCAAGAGTGAGGCTTGGATGGAAGCACACAAGTACGCAAAACCCGATGAAATTTACAACGGTGAGATCGGGGAGCTGCACGGCTGCCGCTTCATTGAGAACGTATTCGCACCTATTCTTGATGGCGATTATGCCAACAAGGCAGGCGGCGTGACCTATGCGACTTATTTCTTCGGCAAGGATGCTTTCGGCATTATTGACCCTGAGGGAGGCGCACTGGAAATGATCGTCAAGGACAAGGTCCAGATCGGCGGTCCTCTGAATCAGTTCAGCACCATCGGCTATAAGTTTGAGACAAACGGCGCTACCATCCTATATCCCGAGAGAACACTCCGTGTAATGAGCTGTTCTACCTACAGCGCCACTGACGAAGCGAACTAATTGATAGAAGAGGGGCAAGGTGAATGAATGCCCTGTCCCTCTTAACCTTTAGGAAGGAGAAATAATTATGGATAAGAATGAAACCAATACTCCCGAAGTGGAAGACAATCGTGTAGAGGTATACATCCCAAAAGGCGCAGCGAATGAAGATCCTAATATGTTTGTTTCTGTAAACGGCGTAAACTATCTTTTGCCCAGAGGCAAGAAATCCAAGGTACCGCCTTACATAGCGGCGGAGATTGAACGATCCTTCAAAGCGCAGGAGTGCATGGACTGTCGTATCGATGATATGCTTAAAAAATCTAAATAAGGGGGGCTTCACAGCTCCCCTTATTTGGAACAAGGAGGATGTATGAAAATAATTGAAGCAATCCACAGTGCCGATGCGCTTATGCCAAACGGCATTGATGAAAATATAAAAATTAAGTGGCTGTCAGCGGTGGACGGCTTGATCCACCGCGAGATCCTTTCACAGCATGAAGCAGATGCCGTCCCCTTTAGCGGCTATACAGAGAATACCGATACAGAGACAGAACTCTTGGTACCATTTCCATATGATTTGCTTTACCGTCATTTCCTATCTGCGCAGATCGCTTATGCGAATGCAGAGTATATCAAGTATAATAATCATATCGATAACTACAATACAGCGTATACCGCCTTTGCCAACCATTACAATCGGGAAAACAAGGCAAAGGGCGGCTATCGGTTTCGATTCTAGGAGGTAAAAGATGCGATATCCTATTCTACGGCAGATCCCAACCGAACGCATGACAACAGATGCATTTTCCGGGTATAACCACAATCCCGTAATTGCCCAGGGAGAGCTTTACGATATGCAAAACATGACCTCTGCCTATTACCCGCTTCTTTCGCCAAGAGGCAGAAGAGGGGTATATGCGAAACCTGCTCAACGGTATTGCTGTCTATTATCCAAGGATGCGCTGTGCTATCTGGACGGGCAATATTTTATAATGAATGAATACCGTATTGATCTCTCGCTTTCATTCTATGCATCAGCAACGCTTGTTTCAATGGGAGCTTATGTAATTATTTTAACAAGGGATGAGAACGGAAACGCCCTGGAAAGCAAGTATGTAAACACAGCAGATCTTTCTCAGTACGGCGATATCAATGCAAGTTATCAATCGTCGGCCGGGGTGGCGGTGCAGTTTACACTCTGCAAAGCAGACGGAAGCGCTTTTGAGAACATTGTCAGTTCGGACACGGCACCGACACAGGCCGATGATAAAACCCTGTGGATCGATACATCCGAGTCGCCGTCTATACTAAAACAGTATTCGCTGGCAACGGATATGTGGTCAGCAGTCACAAGTACGTATATTCGCATATCAGCTCCCGGAATCGGAAGATCTTTCTCTGTGGGAGACGGGGTGCAGATATCCGGAATTACAGATCCGTCACTGCAGGATCTGAACGGCCTGCAGATCATTCAAGCAAGCGAGGATGATCATATCGTGGTGAACGGAATACTGGATACAGCTGTTACGCAGACTACACCTGTTACAGTAGAGCGAAGCATGCCTAACTTAGATTTTATCACAGAGTCCGGCAACCGCCTTTGGGGGTGCCGTTACGGGGTGGCGAAGAACGGACAGGTAGTGAATGAAATATATGCCTGCAAACTGGGAGATTTTAAAAACTGGAACTGCTTTGAAGGTATTTCCACCGACAGCTATGCAGTTTCGTTGGGTACCGACGGACCTTTCACCGGGGCAATCACCCACCTTGGCTATCCTCTTTTCTTTAAGGAAAACTGCCTGCATAAGATCTACGGGAACTATCCCGCGAACTATCAAGTACAGACGACCGTTCTGCGCGGTGTACAGAAAGGCTCTTACGGCAGTCTTGCTATTGTGAATGAGATACTCTATTACAAAGCGCGCGGCGCTGTTGTCGCCTATGACGGATCACTACCCCAGGAGATCTCTTCGGCACTGGGGGAAACAGCCTATCGCAGTGCCGTGGCGGGCGGACATATCAACAAGTATTACATATCCATGCAGTCGTCAATGGACGGATCATGGCATTTATTTGTATATGACACCGCTAAAAGAATGTGGCACAAAGAGGATAACACAAGAACGGATGCTTTCTGTTCCCATGAAGGAGAGCTATACTATATCGACCATGCAGACGGAAAAATAAAGACCGTAGGCGGCACGGGAACAATAGAGGAAACACAGATACCATGGATGGTGGAAACAGGCTTGATGGGAACAAATTCGCCCGATAAGAAGTATATGTCAAGGTTAAACATTCGCATGGCGTTGGCACTCAATGCCGTAGTGAGGATTTGTGCGCAGTATGATTCCATAGGCGGCTGGGAGCATCTTGGAACGGTGCAAGGTACTTCGCTACAGGCTTTTACACTGCCGGTGCGCCCACGGCGCTGTGATCACTTCCGCCTGCGCATTGAAGGGCTGGGCGATGCCAAGATCTATGCGATCACAAAAACGATCGAAGGGGGCAGTGATGTATGACGGAGATTCGATTCCCGAGTATCAACGACACTGGCAGTGACCGGGAACAGCTGAAGCAGATCGGAAGTTATCTGTTTCAGTTGGTGGAACAGTTAAACGTTGCGCTTGGACAGATCGGCGGCGCAGGAGACAGCAGGATCGTACAAACGGCATCTCCTTCTGCACCGTCTGTCCCCAGCGAGGCGCAGGCAAAAAGTAATTTTGCCGCCATCAAGTCACTGATCATCAAGTCTGCTGATATCGTTAGTGCCTATTATGAAGAAATAGAAAAGCGCTTGCGAAGTGTTTATGTAGCTGAAAGTGATTTTGGAACTTACAAAGAGGAAACCGAGGCACAGCTACAGGCATCGTCAAGCGGGATCAAGCAGCTGTATTCCCATTTACAGTCCATTGAAAGTGAATTATCTGAGATCGAAGACAGTGTGATCGCGGTGAATGCTCATATTAAAACAGGGCTTTTGTATTACGACAGTGACGGCGCCCCTGTCTACGGATTGGAGCTTGGGCAGAAGAATACTGTAGACGGTGTGGAAACTTTTAATAAATACGCCCGTTTTACCTCCGACCGCCTATCCTTTTATGACAAAGGCGACAACGAGGTGGCATATATCAGCGATTACAAGCTGTATATAACGCATGCCGAGGTTACAGGATCTTTCCGCCTTGGCGAGTATCTGATCGACGCAACCGATGGACTTGCATTCAATTTTGTAGGATAGGAAGGAGATTGATGTATGGAAAACGGCGTGATTGAATTCGAACCGTCTTCAAATGGTCATATACAAGGGAAAATGGAATATACTGCCCTGGAGCAGAACGGCGAGATGCGGCTTACATTAAGACTCTTTTGCAGAGTCAAATCAGAAGGAAGCCCTGCTATGCAAGGTGACTGGAAATGCACAGCATATGTGAATAGCCGCTCCATGGCAAGCACTGTGAACAGCTCTGTATCACAGGAATGGACACAGCTTGTGGAAATCAGCATGGGTATTCCATTTACGGATAACGAGACTGTGATCATGCATAACATTGGCGGCCGTATCACCGCTCCAGACAGCTTGGAATA